CTCTTCTTGATGACGCAGCCGGGGTAGAAGCCAGCCACCCAGCCCTGGGAAGTAGGCAGGCCATAGGTGGCATTGCTGTCAATCGGGTGGCCACCACGGGCGCCGCTTGCCTTCAGGCCAGCAAACGTGAAGCCGTCGATGTAGGTCCCGCTGTTGCAGCGGAACATGATCTGTTCCTGGGTTGCAACGGTCGGGTGAACAAAGCAGCTGCGCTGTGAGTCACCAACGATGGAGAGGTTATCGACGGTGATGTCGATGGGCAGGATTTCCTGGTAGACCCCGGGTGCCACCTTGATGATGTCGCCAGCAACAGCAGAAGCGACAGCGTTCTTGATCGTCTTCTTGGGGTTGATGATCCGGTGACCGTCGTTGGCATCGTTGCCGTTCACCGAGTCCACATAGATGACTGTGGGCTGCAGGGTGAAGGTGCCGCCAGACGCAACGCCAATCCAGTTGCTGCCACTCCAGACCGACAGCGTCTTGTTGACGTCGTTCTGAAGCCAGGTCTTGCCGGTCCTCCAGCTCGATCCAGCCGGGGTCGACACCTGGACCAGCGTGTCGTGACGCAGATCCATCTCGTTGGTCGTGGCACCCGTGGTGCCGATGACCGCATCACTGGCAACCCACGGTTCCGTGGAGTCGACGGTCTCAGTGGTGTTGTTCCAGGTCGTCGTGTCGACGTAGTTCTTGGTCGCCGCGTCCTGGTTGGCAGTTGGCTCTGCCAAGTTCACGACCTTATTGGCGCCCATGTTGAGCTGCCCGGTCATGGTGTCGCCAGCAGAAGCGACAGTCGTCGTGTCGACGTAGTTCTTGGTTGCTGCGTCTTGAGCAGCAGTCGGGTTACCCAGCCCAGTGATCTTGTTGGTCGACATGGCCAGCGGGCCAGTCATCGTGTCGCCAGCAGAGGCGACAGTGGTGGTGTCGACGTAGTTCTTGGTGGCGACGTCCTGCGCTGCAACAGGGTCAAGGACGTTGGTGATCCGCTGGCCGCTGGCAGTCGGCAGGCCGGTGGTCGGGTCGACGTAGACCGATTGCTTGATGTCGTCGTCCAGCTCCTGCTCCTTGTAAAGGTGCTGGGTGCTGTCGGTATCCAGGTCAGCAGCGACCAGGGTGGACCCATCGGTGTAGTCCACCAAGCGGGCGTTGGTGGGGCTGTAGCGCCTGATCTCGACCCGCTGCCCGGCACCAGGGGCCACCGTGAACTGGATGGTGCTGTCGTTGACCCAGGTAAACGCCGTCGTCAGTGCGTAGTTGACGTACGCAACAATGTGCTCCTTGCGGATGTACGGGAAGGAAACAGCGAACTGAGTCTGAGACCCGTTGCCGGAGTAGATGGCGTAGGAATAAGGCATCAGCGGTTACCCGGGGTAATTGACCAGGACTGAGCCCCGCCTTGCTGCGGAGCAGGAGTCCCTCCACCGTACCGGCGGAGATAATCCTTTTCACCTTTGTCGGCTTTGTTGGCGGCTTCCTCTTGGAGGATGAGTTGGCCTTTGGGCGTCGTCTCCTTGTAGACCGTCTTGGCCAGCTCCTTGTACCGCTGGATCTCTTCTTGCAGCGCTGCAGCCCGCAGGCTGACGAAGCGGCTCGACGGTCCGTCGATTGGCCAGGACTGGTACTGCTGCGAATTGATCAGCTCGGTGGCTGACTGCTCGAAGGTCCGGCCGAACTCATCCTTCACCGTGGCAAAGGTCATGATGTACTGCTCCAGCTCTGCTGGGGCCAGCCGCATCTCTGCGCCAAAGTCCGCGGCCCGGGGGCCCAGGAACGACGTGCCCTTGCCGTGCAGCCTGGCCATCTCCTCATGGACAGGGCCACGGGGTTGGCGGCCCACCTGCGCGGCAGCCATGGGAGTGAACTGCATCAGCGATTGCAAGAACGGCATCTCTGCTGGCAGCTGCTCGGCACCCAGGATCCCTGTCGTCAGGATCGGCTGGCCGTTGATGTAGTCACGACGGGCCGGCAGGTCGTTGGACCAGCCAGGGACTGCATTGCGCACCTCATCCAGGGTTTCCTGGAAGAAGCCCATCAGGCCACCGACGTCGCTGGGGCTGACGGTCCGGTTGACAGGGTCCACCTCCCGGCGAGCAGCACGCAGCGCTGAGCTGTACGGCACCATGCTGGCCGCAATGCGGGACATGTATCGGGCCATGGCGTTGCGCTGGTTGGGCCCGGTCAGCACCTTGCTGGGGTTGAAGAAGGCCTCGTACATCTCAGTGAAGCCCTGGAAGTAGCTCTTGCTCAGCACGCCACTGGTCGACATGCGGGCCATGGTCAGCACCAGTGATCCACCCAGTCGGTTGCGGGCCTCAGTCGGCAAGCTCATGGCGATGTCGGCATAGTCACCGATGGCGCCGAACACCGTGGCATAGGGCTCCATGGCACGCATGGAGATGGGCTGCGACCACCTGCCCTCCTCGTCGCTCCACACCTGGAACGAGTACGGCGAGCGGCCTTCGATTTCAGTCCACTTCTGCTTGGCAGCAGGGTCAAGCGGGCCGCCGCCGTTGAAGCGGACATAGCCCATGGCCGATGCCATGGTTGCCATGGCCAGCACGGCAGACCCGGTCGCCACTTCGCCCAGGGCCCGGTCACGGGTGAAGGCGTCCTCGCTGGTGATGTCCCGCCAGAAGGTGTCCACAAAGGCCGCGGCCGGAGTGTTCCTGGCAGCCGACTTGATGATGTTGTTCGGCACCCGGACGAACGGCTGCAGGAACTTGAACACCGGGCCGACGTAGCGGGCGCTGGCCAGGGTGTCCATGGCCTCGCCGGGCAGGGAACCCAGTCGGCCGAGGGGCGTCGTCATAAAGAAGTTGGCCACCTTGTCCATGGCCAGTCCGTCGTCGACGTACTTCTTGGCGAAGTCCTGCAGCTCTTGGCCTTCCAGGCCCTGGGCCATGCCGATCCGTGCGCCTTCGCCGTAGGTCCGTGGCTCCAAATCGGCCCAGATCTTGTCGGTGAAGTTGACCGCATCCATGAAGGCCTGGGCCCTGGGGCTGTCCATGTGGACGTCGGCCAGGTTCTTGCCGTTGAGGACGACGTCCTTGATCGACTCCTGGGTCCGGGCGTCGGCGTACTGCTGCGCCCACTTCCAGGCCTCAGGACTCATGTCCTTCATGCCACGCTCAACGGCCAGCTCCATGCCACGAGGCAGGTGCCGGACGTGCTCGTAGGCATAGCCAGCCAGGGTGGAGTTGAAGGTGTCGATGGTCAGCGCAATGCGGGTGCCACCGGTGCCAAGGAAGCGCCACAGGTGGTTGGCCAGCTGGCCGATGGGCTTCTGGGCGTACTCCTCACCCATGTTCATGGTGTTGACCGTCCAGCCGGTCATCTGCTCTGGGCCCTGCAGCAGCTCGCCCTGGGCCTCCTGCTTGGCGATGCGGCTCAGGTAGTCGACCGAGCTGTTCTCCAGGTTGAACAGCGACTGGCCGGCCTTGAACGCATGACCTGCCACACGCATGGCATTGGTCAGGTTGCCCCAATACTGCTGGAACATCATCAGCGAGTACATCGACCGCTTCAGTTCGCCTTGCAGGGCAGCACCTGCTGCTTGCTGCAGCGGCAGCCGGGCCAGGTTCAGCAGGCCGTTGGTGACGTTGGTCATGCTGGTGACGCCACTGCTGATCAAGTTGCTGGTGCGCAGCATCAGCAAGGCATTGGGCGTGAAGGCCCTGGTGTCGTCGAAGTTGCGCCAGAACTTAGTCCGGGCCTGGCTGTCGGCGGCAATGGACACCAGCGATTGGGCCAGGGCGTCAGCTGCTGCTGCAGCCTTGGGCGTCACCTCGCCGCCGTTGATGGCGTCGGTCAGCTCAGGGTCCAACTTGTTGGTCAAGGTCTCCTCGATGGGCTTGGCCTGCTCGGCCTCTAGCTCGGTCCTGACTTCTGCTTCGACGTCGATCTGCTCGCCAACAGGTGCAGCAGCAGGTGACACATCAGGCTGGACAGGCGCCTCTGGGATTTCTGCATCTTTGACGTTCTGGTTGGGTGGGATGTCGTAGTCCCTGGGCACCTGCATCTCCAGGCCCAGCTGGCCCCAGCGACGGGTGACACGCATGACTGCCTGATGGGCAGCACGGCTGGATTCAGCAGCAGTGACCAAGCGGGCCAGGCGCTCGGTTTCGTTGACGCCCTCGAAGTTGGCGCTGTTCAACCACAGGGCTGCTTCCTGGGCCGCCTCCACCTGCTTCTTGTCAGCAAAGGCCATAGCCCGGTTCAGAGCACCCTGCTGGTATTCGTCGAAGCCACGGGTCAGCGACTTCAGGCCAGCCATGATGGCCTCGCCGTCTTCGCCATGCCGGGTGAACCAGTCCTGGTTCATGCGACGCAGGTCTTCTGGGCTAAACACAGGGATGCCGGATTCGGTGGGCCGGTCAGGCAACACCTTCGACATGGCGTTCAGGCCGTCGACCAGGTCCTCCCGCTTGGCGGTGTAGATGGTCTTGCCGGAAGGCGACTGCACCTTCTGAAAGCTGTTGGCCATCAGGTCTTCCATGGTGACGTCACCGTTCAGCAGGGCCTGACGGTTGACTTCCAGCTGCCGGGCAAAGCGACGCACCCAGTCGTCGCTGTTCTCTGGGCCCGGCGGTGGGTCGACGGGCAGCGGGCCGGCAGGTTCTTCACGAGTCAGCCGGAACGACGGCTCCGACAGCAAGCGCTCGTCCTTGGCATATTCGACCATGGGCCTGAGGCCGGGAGTGCCTTGCTTGTCAAGCTCTCGAATCCGGCGGGCCCATTCCTTCTCTTGGTTTTCGGCAACGCCAACAACATCAAGAACATTGCCAAGCTCTTTGGTCTGCTTCTGCAGTTCACCGGCTTGCGCTTGAGCAAAGATGTCCCGAATGGATGTCCAGCCGCGGCCCCTGAAGGCGTTGTATAGGCGCTCGGCATAGTTGAACATGTCGTCAACCAAGGCGATGCCGTCAAGGATGGCTTTGCCAGCGCCGCCAATAGCCTTTCCTATTGGATTGTCTGGATTGACTTCATTGAAGAACTTGATGTCATCCGGCTTGACGCCAAGCATTACGGCGCCAGGCGAAACGCCTTCCCTGGCAGCGTCTGCATAGCTTTCAAATGCTTGCGCAGCCTGCTCGATAGGACGGTCGACCCGGCCAGCCGCACGACCTTCTTGATTCTTTGCAGCAAAATATAGCTTCAGCTTTGCAAACATTGTGTCCATGACCTTGAGCTGAGCCGAGGTCATGCTCCTTAGCTGCAGGACATGGAACGCTTCATGTGCTGCAACGTTTAACTTTCCCTTGGTGAAATCAACGACGGTCGCCCCTTTGAAGGGCAGCAACGCCATTTCATGGAAGTCAATAACTTCCTTGATCGGGTCTCCTTCAATGCTGGACTTGAAGTCAAGGCTGTAGCCACCGCCAATGCGACGCACCTTGCCTTGGGTGCCGTGGGCTTCAGTGCCCAGTTTGAACACCATGCCGTCCTGAAACTTCACGGCAACGTCGTCGCCGGCAATGCGGCGAACCTCATTGACCATGACGTCCTTGACGGCTGCAGTCACATCCGGGTCCACGCGGTACGAATCAGGAAGCTCTTCCGGCAAAACATCGCGGACCCTGCGCACGGCGTCGGGGTCCAGTGGACCCACTTGCTCCGACGTCAGCTGAGTGCGAGGTTGAAAGCCCTGGTCAGGCAGTTCGATGACGCCAGGCGCTGCGTCCTTGGCCTGGGCTTTGATGGCAGCACGGACCTTGTCGCCGTGGCTGGCAATTTCTGTCAGGTCGTAGCCGGCCCGCTCGACAGCGTCACGAAACTTGGGCGCAGCCTTGGAAACAGTCCTGACGTCGTTGGCCAGGATGTAGGCAGCACGGTCCAGGTCGTTGGCAAAGCGCAACTGGAACTGCTTGGAGCCATAGCTGTAGCGAGGAGACGACCGCTGCAGTTCATCGGGCAGACGGAAGGCAGTGACAGCAGGGATGAAGCTGGCCTGTCCTTCGGCCGGGACGGCGACGCCGCGGCCTTCCAGGCGAGCACGCAATTGCTGGGCCAGCTCCGTGTTGCCAGCCTGCTCGGCCAGGCTCAGCCGGATCAGGTCGGGATCTTCGGTTGGCTGTGCCGCCGCCCTGGTGGGCGTCGATGGCTCAATGGCAGCAGCGGCCACGTTGCCCATTGGCTGCACCGCAGTGCGCGGCTCAGGGGCTGCAGCAGCAGGTGCTCCAAGCGGCAGCTGGGGTCCGTTGATCTCTTCGTCGATGGCGCTGCGCAAGGCGTCCAAGTTGTCCTCGACCGCCTTCTTGACGGCCTTGCCACCCTTGACCTGCTCGACCATTTGATTCAGCAGGGTCCGCACAGGGCCGACGTAGCCAGTCACCTGGTTGAAGACGGCCGCGGCCTGGGCTGCCTGGTCCCTGGCGGTCTGGCTGCCGGCGACGTCGATCACGTTGCCAGCTGCTTCCAGGATCGACTTGCGACCAGCCCTTGCAGCTGACGTCAAGGCGATCATCTCTTCACGCAGCAAGCGGTAGGCCTCGGCCCGCACATCGGCCCGCACACTGAAGTCGCTGGTCTTGTCGGCCCACTGCTCCATGCCCGGCAGGGTGCCGCCGACTGGCATTTCGGTCTGGGCAAACTTGGCCTCCTGCATGGCCTGCAGGATCTTCTCCGCCGACCACTTGCCTTTGGCTGCAGCAGCAGCGACGTCGCGGATGACCGTTTCATCCAGGGCCTCGCTGCCCAGGGCCACGGCCTTGGCCATGTCCAGCTTGCCGGTGACGCCGCGGTCGAACAGCTCCTGGGGCAAGCGGCTCAGCGGGATGGCTTTCTCTGCAACAGGGCCGCGGACGTTGATGTTCCGCTGCCGCAGCTGCTCGATGCCCATGCCCATGTCGCGCATGATCTTGGCGGCATCCCAGGGGGTGCCCATGCCCTCGGCCATGTTCTCCATGGCGCCAATAGCCCGGGCCTGCTCAGCCGTAGGGGCCTCGATCTCCCAGGTCAGGATGGACTCCCGGCCAGAACGACGGGCCAGGTCCAAGCGGTTGTGGCCGTTGACCACATACAGCTGGCCGTTGGCCGGGTCGCGCCAAACGCTGATGATCTTGCCGAACAGCGGGTCGTACTCGGCTGCCTCCTTCAACGAGCCAGACACGCCTGTCTTGCTCAGCCGACCCTCAGCCTTGAACTGGAACCGCTGGGGGTCGGTGGCGATGTCGGCCACCCGGCTTTCCCGCACCTGGGAATAGGACGGCAGTTCGGTGCCACGGGCCTCCGGCTTGACCGGGCCAGCGACGTCAGGCACTGTGTTGGCCGCCTTGGCCATTGCCACCTCCAAGTCGTCGAACGACTGGGCGTAATCGGCCTCCGCCTTGACTACCTCGTCACCGGGGTCAGGCAGGCCCTGCTGGATCTCGACGCCTTTCTTCTCCCACATGGGAGTGCGGCGCATTTCCAGGTAGGTCTCAGCAACCTCGACTGCCCTGGCCTTGCCTTTCGGCTGAGGAGCTGGGCCAGCTGCTGCTTCTGGGGTGGGAGCAACGGGGGGTTCAGCTTGCTTGGCCGTCGCATCGACCACCTGCTCAGCTGCAGGTTTGCCCGCTTGCTGTGCTGCCTGCCTGGATTTGTGCAGGTTGACGGCGGCCCTGGCGGCCCGGCCCAAGCCTTCGACGACGGCATTGGCAGCCGGATCAAAGATCAGCAGGCCCTCGACGGCGTTCTTCCACCTGGCATCAGACGCGGTGTCGCCAGGCTTCGAGCGCACCATGTCGACCAGGGCCCCATGCAAGGGGGTGCCGGCCTGCTGCTCCACCCACCGGAGGACGTGGTCGGACAGTCGCTGCTCTTCAGGCTTGAAGCCGCCGTAGGCCGCAATAGCGCTGGCCGGTGCTTCCTTGACGCTTTGCACCGCCACCTTGCCAGCAAAGCCACGAAGGCCAGGGGCTGCCGTCGCCCGGGCCGCCGCTGCTTGCAATGGCTGGACAACAGGCGCTGCAGCACGAACGGCCGCTGGTGCCCCAGGGACACGCATGGCCGCACCACGGGCGCCACGCACACCGCGGGATGCCAAAAACCAGGCGGCGCCGGTTTGAATCAAGTTGGCCAGAAACCCTTCGACAGGGTTCGCCACTTCCACCTTGGGCAGCGGTGGGAACACGCCCAGGATTGGAGCATCAGGAGCGCCAGGTTTACGGGGCACGCCACCAGGGACCCGTAGCTTTGAGAACTCGTCGGCCGGCAGGTTGCCCAAGACTTCCTGGGTCAGGTCACGGAGAGCCTTCGTCCCCACCCTGGAAACCGCCTGAATCCCACCCAGTGCAGTGTTTTGCTGAACCTGTTCCATGGCCGATGGCGCTTGCCGCCGGCGCTCTGCTTGCTGCTGCTCAGGGGTTTGGGGAAACTTTTGGGGAACCTTTACATCAAAGACTTGCTGACCAGTCTTTGGATCGGTGGTGACGTTAATGGGCATCGGTCAAATCCCCTGCTGAATCAGCTGCCTGACCTGATCGTATCGGCGGCCAAAGATTCGTCGCCCCTCTTGGGCACTGACGACTTGCTGCCTGGAATAGTCAAACACTGCCTCGTACTGGCCAGGCGCTTTGGCGATGTCGACGATGGGTTTGTTGCCAGCAACCGCCGACCGGTTGATCAGGTTGGCCGCCACCTCCAGCTTCCCGCGGGCAGTAGGCCCAGCCTCGGCCAAAGCAGTAAAGGTCAAGGCATTGATGTCCTGCTGCGACAGGCGTCGCGCCCTTCTTTCAGCCAATGGCACGACTGATGGGTTGAAGTCAAAGAACCAGTTCTCTCGCGGATCACTCTGGTAATCACCCGGCTGCTTGTATTTGATTGCCCTAACGCCACGAAAAGAGTTGGCCCCACGCAAGGCGCGGATGGCACCAATCAGGTTGTTGGAGCCACTGACTACTGGGCCCGCTGAAGCAAGTTGCATGCCTTCGGCCGCCATGGCAGGTGGCGCGACGACGTCAAGGGCAGTGCGGACAGTGCTGCTGATCGCATTGCTCAGCATGCCGTAGGTGTTTGCAACAGGGCTGGCCGGCTGGGCCATGCTGATCTTCATCCCGTTCAGCTCCTGCATCCGCCCTTCGTAGTCCTTCGGGAATGGCACGTTCGGGTAAACGTTCTTCCACTGGTCCATGAAGAACTGGGCCGGCTTGTTCTGGTAACCAGCCCGCTTGATCATCAGCCGTATGGGCTCACTGAGCTGGCCCTTGTCCAGGAAGTCGTTCAGGTTTTGCAGGTACACATTGGCCGGGAACAGCACCCCGCTCTTGACCTGCTGCTGCAGCTGGTAATTGGACGCCCGGTTACCAGGACCCACCCGGCCAAAGGCGCCCAGGCTGTCGGACCATTTCTGCGGCGACTCGTAAGTGGGTCGCAGACTGATGCCAGCGGCAGGAGCGGCTTGGGTCTTGTTCAGCTGGTCGCCAACAAAGGAATCCAGTTCTTTCCGCAGTTGAGGGGTGCCCATGTTGTTGGCCATGCCACTGCGGCGAATGGCTTCAATGTCGGCGTCGATCTCTGCCGACCGCTGCGCCAAGCGACGACGTTCGCCTTCTGACAGGTTCATGCCGCCTTCAGAGCCAGGCCGCTGCATGGCCTTCATCTCTTGCTCCATCAAGAGCTTCTTGGCCTCCTTGGCTGCATTGACATAGGGCCGCATGTCGGCCGACTGCAGCTGCCGGTAGTTCTGGATCAACCGGCCGCCGGTGCTTGGATCCATCAGGCCGCTGGCCACCAGTCCTTCGATCCTGGGGATTTCAACGTTGGGATCCTTGTCGTAGCCAAAGGTGACGGTCCGCTCGACCAGCCTTTGCTGATTGGCAGAGATTTGCTCGCTTGCCTTGGACTGCCTCAGGATTTCGTCAGTGGCCTCCTGGCGCATGAGCGGATCTTTGATTTGCCCTGTCTCTTGCAAGGACCTGGTTTGAGCAGTCAATTGCTCGGTAGGGGTAAGCGTCGGATCGCCAATTCGATTGCGAGCGGCAATGCTGCGGCCAAGGTCCGCCCCGGATTCTTTGGAGAGGTAGTCCAAGTCACCCTTGAACTTCCTGTAAGTAGAGGTGAGTTCCTCTTCCAGCTTAAAAGCAGCGCTGATGCCACCTTTGGCGCCCAGCTGGTCGACCAGCAGCACGTCGCCATTTGGCCCAACGCGCACCTGGTTAAAGATCCCCCGGGCCTCGTTCCTTAGATAGATCCAGCGCCGAAGATCCAGCTTCTTGTCGACCATGGACGCGGCCAAGACGGCCTCTGCCATCCAGCTGGTAATGCTGTCCAGATGGCCTTGATACCCCTCAACGCCCAAGTTGATCCGGGCGTCGTTGAGCGTTTTGGTCAGGTTGGCAACGGCACCATCGCGGTCGACCAGCTGAGCGGTAAAGATGCTGGCCAGGTTGCTCTTGGTGCCAATAGCCGCCTGCCGGCCCTTGTAGGCGTTGTGCAGCGTGGCGTGCTGCCGATCCATCTCGGCGTACTTGGCCTCAATCTGCGGGGCCATTTCCGCAAACAAGACGGGGTCGTTGGGGATGCGGAACAGATCCGTCTGCGCCCCTTTCAGCCTTGGGTCACCTGGTGGAATCTGGTCAATCGGCGTGCCGTCGATCTCCGCCTTCTGGGAAAACCGGGCAACGGAGCTGTTGATGTCGTCCTGCAGCAGGCCCTTGTTGTTGTACCGATTGGCGTAGGCCAGCTGCAGCGGGCTCAAGGCCTGCACCTTGTTGTAGGCCTCGGCTGCCTCTGGATCGCCGTCCTGGGCCCTGCGGTACAGCTGATCACGCAGCACGACCAGCTGCTGGCCCGGGTATTGCATCTTCAGGTCAGACGCAAACTGCCGGCCGATCAGCTCTGCCTGCTTGTCCTGGAACTTCAGGCGCTCGACGTACTGGTCGCCAAAGGTCTGCAGCACCGGGCTGAAGCTGCCCAGCGCCCGGGCCAGGGCAGCCATGTCCTGGCTAGGCCCGGGCAGCGGCTGGGGTTCAAAGACCCTGGGTGGGCCGCCAACGGTGGGCACACCGGTCTGCTGAAACACATCGACCGGGGCCGCTTGTGGCTGCAGCCCTGGCTGGTTGATGGCGGCCTGGGCGAGCATGCCGGGCGTGGCCATCTGCTCGACAGCACCAAGAAGGCGGGCCGACGTGGCTCGACCTGTTTCGCCAAAGGTTTGACCGGTGGAGAGGCGTGCCATGGGTTACTACTTCTTGGGGGCTGGTGGCTTGGACGGTTGGAGTTCTTTGATCTTTTGAACCTGGCTGTAAGTGCTGATGCCCGTCTGAACTCCTCCGATGACAGAGGAGACACCCCCCAGGATGTACGGCGTTGCGCTTGGTGCCGACTGGTAGATCGGCTCCAGCGGATCCAGCACCGGCTGCTCCAGATATGGCTGCTGGCTGGCAAGCCTGCTGCCCCTTCTGGCTGCAGCGCCCATCTTCTCCATCTGGGTTTGCGTTGATGCAAAGGCCAGGTTGCGTTCGGTGGCGTAATCGAACACTGCCTGCTGCCTGTAGTAGTCAGCAATCAGGTTGTCGACCGTCGCGCCCATGCGGCCGGTGGCCAGGATCTCGCCTTGTGCCTGCCGGCTGGCCAACCCTGCTTGCCGTGTCTTCTGGGCCGCGGCCTCCTGCTCCTGCATCAGCCGCAGGTTCAGCTGGGAGATGTCGTTCTCGTAGGCCTGGTCAGCAAGGAACCGGTTCTGCTCCATGATTGCTGCCTGCTGCTGCGACTTCAGCTGTTCAAATGCCCGGGCCGAACTGGCCTGCATTTGCTGGAACCGGAAGTTTTGCTCCGCCTGGGCATTGGCAGATGCAACGTTTTCCTGGGCCTGCTGGTAGCCGGCCACGCCTTGAGCGATGCCCAGGCCGGCAGACAGGACGCCAAGCGTGATGGATACGGGTTCACACATGGCTCATCCTCACGAACTCCAGGAACAGCTGGCCTTCATTGCCATAGTTTGGATGCTCAGCGATAAAGGTAAAGCCCATCCACTGAAGCCATTTCAGGTGGACCGTGTTGCGGGCGTCGGCGTAGTTGAACAGCACCTCGTACCGCTGCAGCATTTCCTCCACGCATGGCTTGGCCTGCCTCAGGAACTGGATGCTGTTTTGCTTGTCCTGCACCAGCTCATCTGTCGCCAGCATCCAGATTCGCCCAACGCCCTGGCCCTGGTCCACGACGCCCCACATGCCAACCGGCCCGCCGCTTCGGCCAACGATGGTCATGCACGGCGAGCCTTTGAAATAGCAGAACAGCAGGGCCTGGTCAGGTGACTGCCCGCAGCCGGCCATGACCTCCGCCTTGTCCTCTTCCCGCATGGCTCTGGCCACC